CCACATATTAAAAGTCCTTGTTCCAATTATCCGTCAAGATTGTTGGCATTGCTACCTCGAAATCGCCGTAATAGTGGGCGTGCCTGAATACGTGATGGTCAGGGCATCGCCGGGGGATAAACTAAACATGCCGTAGTATGACCCGGTGTTGAATTTTGCACCAGTGCCACGCTGAAACTCGACCTTGATGACACCGCCGCCACTGATCATTATGTCGATGGGGCGCTCAGTCGTGTTGCCGTACACCAGCGGGGAGCCCGTCAATGGCACGGGCGCAGGATTGTTTGGCGGGACATAACTGATGTCAGAGTTCAGCAGCGCCAGCAAATACCGATACCATTCACGCGACATCAGACCGGTGCGATCGTCAATGAACGGCACCCTACTCGATGGGATATTGGTGTTGGCGTTAAGCATTTGTCGGCGATAGGATCAGTTCTGCGCCCATGATGGCGATCTTAACGGGGTCCGTACCTGACAACTCATACACCCGATCACGCAGCTTCATGGTCATGCCTAGGCGACGCCAGATCACCCGTTTGCCAGTTTGGCCCGTGGTGCCCATGTCTTTGCCGTGGTAGTTGCTCCAAGTGTGCCCACCGTCGTCGGACCAGCGCAGCAGCACCACTGGCTGCGGGTTGACTGAAATGCCAGTTTCATCAATCAGGAAGTCATACGACTCGGTGATGATGTCATCCTCATCCTCAGTCACCAAAAACAACACCGTTTCGCTGACAGGGGGCAGGGTAAACCCTACCTCACAGTCAAGCTGCATGGAGTGCTGCGCTGTGCGCTTCAAGTTGTTCTGACCGGTGGGCAGCGCCCGCCACGAACGAATCCACTTTTGGACGCCGCCGTTGTCCGAGTAGACATCCAAGTCAAATGCGTAGATGTTGCCGCTTTGGAAGTCGCCGACAACCACTTCGCCGTTAAACACAGCGCGGCAGTTTGAACGGTGACGGATAAAACTGTCGCTGGCCCAGCTACCGCGCTCATGCCACGCTTGTGTCGAGGCGTCATACACCCAGGTGGCGTTGGCCGATGGGAACGTCAGCACGTAGAAAGAATGACCTTCTTGCTGGTACGTGTAGGCGATGGCGTCCGAGATGTTGTCGTACTGTGCGATAGCGTACTCAACAGCGTGCGTGGACACGCGCTGGCCGGTGTAGCCGTTGGCCCGGTAGACAACGCCCTTGCCTCGGGCGTCTGCGCCCAGCCAGAACAGCGAATTGTCCAGCTTGGCTACCGAGTACGTGGCAGCGCAGCCAATCTCGTTGAACGCGCCCTGGATGCGCTGGAATGGCTGTCCTGGTGGCGGTAGACCGGCGTCGTACCAGACTTCGACCGAGTTGCCGCCAAACAGCCACAGTTCGTTGTGGTCGGCGATCAGCGACACCAGCCCGTCCGGGGAGCCTTCGGCGTTGGCAACGCTGGACCCCTCAAGGACCGTGCCATCGTAGGACTCGGTGACCCAGAACTTTTGGCTGTTGGGCTCGTTGAAGATAAAGTAGCCGTCGATGAACGTGACCGTCTGCGCCCGTGGGAACGCTGTGTTCTCAACAAAAGCGTTGGTGACCGAGTTGTAGACGTAGCTCGGACCGTTGGCCGCGATGAACAACTGGGTGCCGTTGGACGCCAGCGACACCGGACCGGTGTTCGCCACCACACCGATCAGCGTGGCCGCATAGCTCTGGTCTACTTTGTACAGTTCGCTGCCCGACACAACGTACAGCCATTGACCCGAATCCAGCATCCCCCGTACTGGGCCGGTGCCCACGGTAGCCAGCAGGCGCAGACCGGGCGCACGGTTTAAGAACGCCGTTTCCTTGCCGCCCTCGGGAACAATCTCGGGGAACAAGTTAATCATGCGGTTGTCCGCAGCGTTGGTGCTGCGGGCAACGTAGCTGGACCCAAGGATCGGCGACTTCATCAGTAATTACCGGCGTAGATGTTGAAGCGCTGGCGTGTCGCCACGATGGCGTACGGCATCGACATCACATCGTCAGGGTTGTTGATGCGCTTCAAGTTGCGCTTGCTGGTCATGGCGATGCGCTGCACCTGTGGGCTTGGCTCAATGCCAAACTCGGGGGCAATTTCCATCGCCAAGTTGTACGTGAACGCACGCAGGTATCCAGGCGGGAAGAACAACACCGTGGCCAAGCCAGCCGGGTTGTCGAGTTTTTGCACAGACACGAAGTGCCACTCCAAGTCCCGTGTGGGGCGTGGGTAGACGTACATCTCGACGTCTGGGAACGTGTTGTTGACGAAGATGACCTGCGGGTACGTTGATGTCACGGTCTTGACCGCGATGCCGTTGTACTGCTGCTGGTTGATGAACTTGACGCCGAACGACACGTTGGTGCCGGGGTCGCGGTAATACGTGGAGTCATCCAGCAACACGGGGCGCAGGCCAACAAAGTCGCCAGTGGGACCCAGCGTGCGGGAGACAAGGCCAGCGGGCCAGGTGAAAACTTGATCTTGGGTGCAGAACACAGACAGACGTTCTGTGTTCCAACTGTCGATCATTTGGTTCATCGCCATCAAGGCGTCTTGGGATGTTTCGGCTGATGGCGATTCGCCTTCTGCAAGTACACCGAGCAGGCGCAGCGCCCTGTTGATTTGATCGCCAGCGGTGTACGTTGCCATGTCAGACTCCTTCGGTTTCAGCCTTACGGGTGTATTTGCGCTTTACCACAAGCGTGTTAGCCGCTTCTTCAGGCTCTGAAGGCGTGTCAGGATTGTAGCGCACCCAGCCATTTTTTTCATCAAATGTGGCCTCGGCCTCCATTGATGCAATTTTGCGGCCATGAACGGGGTGTTGAAGGTAAATTTGCATATTGAAGAACGGGGCCGAAGCCCCGTTTGTATTTACAGTACGTGGATCACTGCAAAGTTGATGACAACCGCTTCGGACAACGCGCCGCCCGACAAGTTGCGCAAAGTGATTGTGCAGCTTCCAGTGGACTTGCCGGAAATCCAGCAGTTGTATGCACCAGCAGTAGCACCAGAAGAAACGCTCAGAACCACAACGTCCTTTGCGCTAATGCTGCTGTTGGTCAAAGTGAACGTGACGTTCGTGGCGTTAGCCAACTCAGCGTTGTTCATTGTGATCTGACCAGCAGACTTGTTCAAAGTCACGCCAGTCGATTTGCTTGTCGATTGGGTCACTGTGCCGCTTGCTTCTGCGGTGTAACCCAACTCGCCACCAGACAGCACAAAGTTAGACCCGATGATGTCTTGGTCTTCAAAAGCAACGCCAGTTGGTTTGGTGTTAGAGGTCATGATTGTTTCCTTAAAAACAGGGGCCGAAGCCCCCGTTTAGGTTTAGGCCACGCGATACAGTGTCCAAGTACCATCACCTGTTTTACGGGCGCGGAACCGACCAGATGTGTTGGCAGAGACTGCGGCTGTACCAACGATGGTCCAGCCTGTACCAACCACAACAGTAGCGGCGTTTGTGCCACCAGTGTTGATGATGTGGAAGTCAAATGCTGCGTTCACTTTAGCAGCGCTGCTGATGTCAGCTTCGAGCAATGCCACGGTAGGCAAAGTCAAGTTGACGGCTGCGCCGGTGTATGTGAACAGACCATTTGCCAGTTGAGCAGCGGTCAGAGTTGCTGCTGCGGTCAGCGCTGTGGGAGCGCCTTGAACGAACAGTTGAGCTTCGCCTGTGTTGCCGTCACCAAGTTGGTAACCGCCTGCGCCGTTTGGGAGTACCATGATAATTTCCTTTCAAGATTGAGATGTGAGAAAGGGGGCCGAAGCCCCCGTTTCGGTTTAGCCCCAGATGCGGCAAGCCATCTGTGGACGGATGGTGCTGAAGCCGTACAAAACGTCGATACGGCAAGGCAGGCGGTCGTTGTTGATGTCGTACTGACGAACAACGCGCAGGCTGATACCGTTGTGAACGGCACGAGCAGCCATGTCAACACCTTGTGGCAGCAGCAAGTCGGCTGTTGCGAAGGTGATGGCATCCTTGTGGTACACCAAGTTCTGAGCGTAGGCAGTGGAAGCAGCGCCAACGAAGGTCACAGATTTGTTGTTGCCGGGCAAAGCGTTCACAGTAGCCAGAGCGTGAGCAGCCGAGTACATCGGAGCAACAGTCACGGTCCATGTACCGGCAACGGCAGTGGAGTCAGCCAAGGCCACGAACTGGAACAAAGAACCAGTGGTTTCGCGGGTCTGTGGGTTGACAGCAAAGCAGTCAGCGATTGTGAACACGTCACCAGCCTTGATCGTGGTGGTCACGGAACCTTGAGACAAGCTCAGAGTTGCAGAACCTTCCGAGGTCACGGCAGCAGCAGTCACAGTGGCGGCAGATGCGTCACGCGAACCGGTGGTGAACTGCTTGATCGACTGAGACATGTTGATTTCTTCGTAACCCAACACGCCAGTACCCATCATGCCGTTCTTGAACTGCTTGCTGATGGTGTCGGTGGGGTTGAACAAACCTTTCATGCCTTCAACCAGACCAGCGTTGGCGGCAGGGTTGACGGTGGCGTAACGTGGAGACATCACGGCGGCGTTCTCGTTCAGCTTCTGCTGGGCTTGCAACAGCACCAAAGAAGTCGAAGGAGTGGTGCCGGGGGTGCCGACCGAGTTGCCGATGGTTTTGAAGCAGTTAGCAACGTCAGCATCGATGCTGGAGGCCAACTGGCTGATACGAGGCTTGAGCTTACGTTCAGCAAAGTCGTCCAACTGCATGGTCAATTCAGCGGATGTGAAGTTGACGCCGATGTGCTTTTGGCTGGCAACGGTCAAGGTTGTGAACTGTTCGTTGTCGTCCTGAACTTGCAGGGCGGCACCGTCAGTCACCAGAGCGCGGTCGGGCAAACGGATACGCAGTGTGGAACCAATCTTGGCACCTTCAACAGCGAAGCTGTCGTCGTACTGACGGTTTACGTTGCGGGTGATCACAAGGTTGTTCTCCAGAATTTCCAGAGATTTCCGTGTGATCATGTCAATGGTCAGAATACTGTTAGACATTTCAAAGTCCTTTCAAAGAGATTTAGCGGATCATTTGCGCTTGCATCTTCTTCATCTGCCGTGCACGTTCGGCTTCAATCCACTGCGAATCCGTCATGGTCTTAATAGACCGTGGGTCCGTAGTGTCATAGGCCGGTGCTCCAGATGAGCGTGCGGTGACAGGTGAAATAGGTGCTGGCGCAGACGTGGTTCGTTTTACCGGAGGTTCTGCGGCCAATTTGGCCTCGATCTTCCCGATTTCCTTCGCCTGGCTCAATGGCGTCATGCGTGAGATGCGATCTGCTTCTTTTGGGTTGGAGCCGAGGTAGTACGCTAACTCAGGTCCAATGTCCGAAGACTGGATCGTTTCGGCCATCACGTTTGTGATCGGCAGCTTGGGGTTGTAGGCGACTTGTTCAAAGTCATCGTACTTGTCCCGCGCAGCTTCTTCACGCTCTTGATAGCTTTCGAGAACGGCAGATTGCTGTT